TTGCAACTCTTTGACGCCTCCCTCGCTAGAGCAATCACAGGCCGACTTCTTACGGCACATATCGTAGGCAATCGCCGATGCCCGATCTTGTGCGTACCCTTCTTGAATCAGTTTTGGGATTTTCTCAGAAACACACGCCTGAACTTCAGGGCTATCTGCCTTCTCTTTGTCTTCTTCCTTGGGCTTTGACTTCTCAGCCTCAACATCCTGACCGTTCAACTCGTCGAGCTTCTGAAGGTCACAGCCGAGAACCTCTGCACATGCGGCCATGAATGATTCTGAGACCGGAGTGACGTTGCCTGCGAGCGTTTCGCTCAACTCAACTTCAGACAGGCCAGAAAGCTGCATCAGTTTTTCGAGCAGTTCGCCTTTTTCAAGTTCCACTTTATCCATGTGACCTTGAACATACTCGGCCACCATTGCACCCTTGGCTTTCAACACGTCCATACGCAGATCCCTCAGAGATTTGTAATTAGAAAGCGAAAAAGTCGAGTCGGGTTGCGCTGGAATGCTTACAATCGAAAGCTCCTGCAATTCCCAATCTTTGATCAGCTTACCACCAGTTTGCGGATCTTCCTCAACCGTCTCATCTGCGAACCGGACAGAGAACGTGCAAAGAGTGCCGTCCTTAACCAGTTCACGGACGTATGACACCTTATCATGGTCCACGCCCGAAACCGCAGCCTTGACGTACAAACCGTCTTCCTTGGGGGTCACTTCAACAACCCGACCAATGGGGTAGTTCATGTCATGGTTAAAAAGCAGGATTGGGTTTTTCTTGTAGCGTTCCAATTTGACGCTCATCGGGTCCATGCGTTCATTGTAGGCATCTTTGGCAAAGTAGTTTGCATACCCTTCAATGACCACATCGTTCTCGTTTGGCTTTGCGCCAAGTGCTTTGAAGCGGAAATTCATCACATCACTCCTTCATAAGATTGGCGATATCTTGCCTGACTTTATCAATATCCTGCGGGAAAATTGTGATCATACTACACCTACAATTCACTGCATGTTTAGCCGGTGCGCGTGGGTCCCTTGGATAAGAGAGTTGGTCTTCAAATTCCTCGTTCCAATTCTTCTCCACACCGTGAAGCGATACATGGTCAGCGGTGTCGCTTGGGTTCCGCCCGCGTACACGCTCATCAGCCATTGTAACCCAGATCTTCTTCAGCTCAGGGACAGCCTTGGCCACTGTTCGCATCATTGACGCTTGGCCTATAGAGATTGCTGTCAGTGTTTCTGTCCGGGCAATCCGGCGCGCTCGCATCGCAGCCTTGTCCGTGAAGTAACCACGGATGTTCTCGATGGTCTCGGCGGTCGTGCGGCCTTCTTTCACGCCCTCAAGAACAATGCTCATCACTTCGTCGGTGGTTGTTTTGTTGATGCCTTCAAAAGAAGCAATCCCGCGTGCCTTGAGGAAATCCAAACGCCCCTCTCTGTCTATCGCAATCGCCGCCAAAATGGATTCACGCGCAGGAGCGTCAAAGACGGTCGCTGCTTGCACGCGGTAGCCGTCCTCAAGTGCTGGTTCCAAAACTTTGTTATATCGCTCCAGATAGTCTGCTTGGAGCTTTTTGAGTTCTTCCTCGATTATCTCTTTCAGCCGGTCCTCGTCTTCGCCCTTCGCGCGGTAAACGGTGTCCACACCCTTAGCCGCTATCTTGGCGCTGTCCGTGAACAAGTCGAGTGCCCAAAGAACCATCTCAGGTTCAGGCTTTTTTGAGGCGTCCTCGATATCCTGCGAGAGTGCCTTGATTGAATCTTCATTGTCGTCCATCTCGTCGATGCGCTCCATGCGCGCGACAATCCGCTCAGCCCAATCTCTGCCCTCATCGCCACCCCAAAGAAGGTGGGCAATGTAGCCGTTCGAGGGTGGGTCAACTTGGGTCAGGTTATCGTGCTGGTGGCGTGCAAAGAATGAACGCATCCGGCGCACTGTATCGGGTGAGAGGTTCTCTCTGTTTTTCAATTGAACCGCGCGCGCTACGCCAACAGACGTTCCGCCGCGACCAAACTCCTCGCGCAATTTAAGGCCGCGCTCTGCGTTCTCGGCCATCTTCTGCGTTGGTTGGAAATCAATCGCATCGTAGGGTGCCTTGAGATTCTGTTCAGGCACCTCAAGGAGTGCTTTGGCTTCCGTGACAGCAGGGGAGATGTTCGGTGTCTCGGGCTGTGTCGCCACAACTTCGGGGTTCACTTGGATGGACTGGAGCACAGGCGGTTTCGAGCCGGGGAGCGCATCACCACCGTTGACGGGTGGTAGCTGCCACAACGCTGCACGCACCTCATTGAGCGTGTGCGACTGGAGCATCTGAATCGAAAGGTTTGCCTTCGCGTCAAGATTCTCCTGCAACGCCATCACGCCCGAATAGTCAAAGCGCAATTCCTCGTTCTGTCCCAAAAGTCTCTGTTCACGGAAATACTTCGACATCGCCGAGGCAATCGAGTCACCCGTCGGACGGACTGCCGACTCCCAGAAATACCTCAGCGCCATCTTCGCCTCCTCAGACCCAAGCGAGCCTGCGGATTGCATACCGACCACATGCTTTGGGATGTGGAGCGTGTTGAGGATGGTCTCACGGTTTAGGTTAATCAGATCGACAAGCTGCTGATCAGAGATCTTGTTCTCAGCGGTCGTTATCGACACACCTTTGGGAAGCAGCATTGTCCTGCGTTGGTTGCGTCTGCCTGTGTAGGCTTGCTCCATTGATTTGAGGAGCCGCTGTGCAGACAACTCGTTCGCCTCACGCTCAAGCGAAAGGATAAACTGTGGGGTCGCGCCCTTGAGATAAAAGCTATTGAGATATTCTTGCGAGTAGCGGTTAAAGAGCAATGATTTGCGCGCGGGTACAAAGGGCGACAGGCCATAGAAAACACTCGCGGGGTTCGGGCGTTTCACATGGCAGATCTCTTGGATTTTGTAGGATGTGGGTTTGTTGTCCGTGAACGTCTCATCCACGCCATTGGTCACTAGGTATGTTTTGGGTAGCCCGCCCTCAAACTGGTACGAGACCCGCTCGAAGCCCACGGGGATCATGCTGCCTGATTTCGGTGCAAAGAAGAAAAACGCATTGCCGCCCAAGATGTAGTCAGCAATCACCGAATAGAGGAACTGTGTCCCATCTTGGTACTCGTTTGGGTTCTTGAGCATTTGGTTCAGCTTGTGGCGCTCGGAAACAGGTTTCCACGCATCTGTGTTGTTGGCCGTGTTCTCACGCGCAAACACGCGCAACGGGACAGTTGACAATGGTTGTGCGTAGGCATCGACCGTGATGTACACCCAGTCCTCGCCAAAGAATAAACTCTTGAGCGTGCGGGCGTCCATCAACGCTTGATTCTCTGAACTCCAATTCCCTAGTGCCGCATCGTCCCAGTCTGTCGGCTCAACGCTTTTCAGCGGGGAGAGCTTTTCTGACGATGGTCGCGCTTTCAACTTTTTCTTCATTGTCCTTGACCTCAACAATCCCAAGCCGCTCGATTTTCATTTCCTTTGGTGCGTTGAGAACAAGGCGTGCGCCGCGTGTGGCTGAGACCAGCAACACATGGTTCCCTATCTTCACCGCCTCGCCTTTTTTAAGCTCAACAACCAACGCCATCGCACACATCCTATCACAAGAGGTGCATTGCCTGTACCGCTCCCAACTCGCTCTTTAGCTCATGCAAATATGCAAGTGCCATGCTCATCGCATCCACGCGGTCGTCGTTCGGCGCACGCGGGAAACCGCACACCTCACCCAACCAATCGTTTATCCACGGTGCCTGATCGTAGGGCGGTAAGTAAATATCGCCCGCGCGAATCAGTGGTGATACCCGCTCAAGGCGCTGTATCTTGTCACCCCTCGGATCGTACAGCACAAGACCAGAAACTTCTCCCTCAAGGTCACTCTCAATCGCCGGTCCGTTGGCTTTATTTTCAACCAACACCGCCGTCGCCTGCGGCCAACGCTCGCACATCTCCCTGATAGCATCTCTGCTCTCAGTATAGCTCCATCGCCCGCGCATCTCGTCAAGAAGATAACGCTTCGAGCCGCGCGCACCCCAAACCTGACCCACCACATACGATGAGCCTGCTGTCTGTGACCGTGAAAAACGAAGGTCCCACGCTTGGATGATCAGATCCATCTCAGGCGCTACGTCAAACTCCCTAAACCAGCGCGCCTTCAATATCTCACCACCCACCGAAGCAGGACGCTGCTGATAAAGCGCATCCCACCAACGGTTCGGCAACGCTTTTTTCATCTTCTCCAACGCGGCTAGGTCGAACCTTTCCGGGTGCAGTGCCTCACCCATCTTCCTGAACGGCTCATCAAACTCCGCAATCGCAGGGAAGTTAATCACCTCCCAGTGGTCGCCCGTCTTTGCATCACTCTCTGCAATCAACCGGCCCGTAATATCGTCCTTGTGCCAGCGCGTGTTCACAACAATGATCCCGCCACCGGGTGTCAAACGTGTTCGTGCCGTTGAGTTGAACCAATGCCACATATCATCCCGCACCCGTGGGCTGTCTGCCTCGGCCTGGTCTTTAATCAGGTCATCGCAAATAAGGATATGCGCACCGCTGCCCGTCAACGCACCACCCCTGCCCACCGCTTTGTAGGTCGTCGGTATCGCAAAGTTCGACCCGTGAAACATCTTCCATTCCTTCACGGAAAATTGGTTCGGGTCTAAGCGCGCTGTCGGCCAAAGTGTTTGGATATAAAGCTCCGTCATCAGTGAACGTGCTCTCCGTGAAAGACGGTCGGAGAGATTCGAGCCGTAGGTCGAGACAATAATCTCCCACCCCGGATTATTGAGCATCGCCCAAACAGGGAACCGTACTGAGATGGTCTCGCTTTTAAGGTGTCGCGGGGGCATGCACACAATCAGTCGCGGGCTTTTCTTCTCACGGACATCTTCTGCGAACTTTTGCAGCTTTTCGCAAAGCTGATGGTACAACCAACCGTCTGAGAAATTAGGAACCGTGGAGGCTACGAACCTGTGCAGGTCACGCTTCCTCAACTCAAGTTGGATTTGTAGAAATTCTTCGTTGGTTAATTTCACCTACCAAAGTTCCTCTGTCGGCTGTGTAAGCATTAGTGTTTCAAACGCTTTACGCGCCGCTTGAGGCACAACAGCATTTCCAAGTGCTCTAATTCTGTGTGTCCTGTGCGGTATCCCATCAGCATTTCGACCCACTCCGGGTTCAAGACAAGATTGACTGGGTACAGCGTCGGGTCTGTAAGGTTCTGAGGGTGACAACCCGGGTGCACAGCTTCGCGTAAGTTTGCTGGTGCGGTTCTGCCCTTTCTCGCGATCTGAAATTGCTTGATCAGTGCTTCCCTCGGTCTTGGTAGGTTTCCGTCTAGGGTGTTTGGCGTAGGCCACAATGCGTTTTGGTTCGTGCGCGTGTTGTTCGCCTTTGCCTGCTGGCCACAAATGATCGCTGATGCTGTCAATGGAGGCGTGTTGCGAATAAATTCTGATGGCGATCCGTTGTCTTTGTAGTCGCGTGCCGTCGGCGTAGGCCAATAACCACCACCTGTTTCGCTTGTGCGGTGCGCCGACTTCGGCAGCGGATAAACAACACCATTGTGCATGATACCCTGCTGCGGCAATTTCCTTGAGGACGACATCAAGTCCGTTATTGCAAATGGCTGAGACGTTTTCGAGGAACACAAAGGACGGTCTAAATTCCCGAACAAGTCGCATGACGTGAAAGAAAAGACCGCTTCTTGTTCCTTCAGCAATTCCAGCTTGCCTTCCTGCGACGCTAACGTCTTGGCAGGGAAAGCCGCCACAAATGATGTCGATGTCAGTGTCGAGTATTTCGCTGTTGAGTGTTGTAACGTCGTCCCAGATTGGAGCACTATCCAATTCACCTGATTGCATCCTTTCCAAAAGAACTGCTTGGCAATACGGTTCAATTTCGCAATAGGCGACAGTCTGAACGTATGGCCTCAGTGCCAACGCAATTCCGCCGATTCCGCTGAAAAGATCCAAACATCGCATTTCTTACCTTTCAGCCGCGCTTGGTCATCAAAAAAGTTCCTTCGTTATGACCGTGAACTTTCGAGCATCTTTCTGAGTTCTTCGTCACTCATCTTCTGCACATCGACTGTCGATATCTTCCCCTTCATCTGCTTTTGGTCGCGGATTTGGGTTGTCTTCTCAATCGCCGCGCGCTGCTTGATATCCACGCGCTTCACATCCGACCACTTCTCTGGATACTTGCGTTCGAGTAACCATGAAGCAGCTTTCCAGTCGTCCTGTGCGTGGCGCATGATCTTGTCAATGAGGAAAAGTGAGAAGCGCATCTCGGCTTCGTTCAGTGCCTTAAAGAAATCCGGGTTCTTCTCTGCGTACTTCCGGATATCCAGCGGTGAGACGCTCACATAAATGCACGCCTGCTCGTAGGTCAGACCCCGTGAAAGAGCATCTCCCATCTTCTCGGCTATCTGCATCGCTGTCGAAGGCGTTATCTTTTCGACGTAACGCTCCGAGTCAGCCTCTCCACGCTCAAAAAGCCTCTTGAGCTTCGCCTCGGCAAAGTCGTTGGGCAATATCCGTGACTGGAGAGCACGAATGCTTGTGTCGAACTCCGGGTCGTCTCTGAGAGACATGAAGGTTTCTGGGCTGATTTTGAGATTTGCGAGGGTCTCTTTGAGCATTGTGCCGTTTGCCAGATCGTCGAGGATTCTGCGTTTTATGTTGGCATTGCTCTCTGTCTTGATTTCCATCCGTGAACATCCTGTTCGTGTGGTTTTGGTGAGAGTAACACGGAGATTGGGGGGAGGGGAAATCCCGAAATTTTGGTGGGGTTTGTCGAGGGGGCTTTTCCACCCAACCCCCCAGAATCTCTGTACTTTCTATCCCCCCATATACATTGGGCTTTTTATCACATACTAATCAATAGGTTACATTTGGCATGGGAGTTGCTAATAGCAAGCGGAATGCCTGTTTTTAAGGTGTTGAGGATCAATGGGTTATAGGTTATGGGGTCTAAGCCGTTGAAATTGCGGAGGAAAAATGACCAAACCACACCTTTCTCCCTCTCCTAATAACTAATCTGATTTTTGCAACATCCAAGAGTCAATCATCTGTCTTTATCAACAAATAACACAAACAAACAAAAAAGCCCGCTCCGAGCAACGGAGCAGGCAAACATCCGGAGACGAGACCGGAGACTAAGCTATCTTTTTAGGACCAGGACAAAGCGGAGACGCGGATGTTTAGGGTCATGGTATCTCGCAATAACAGACACTCGCTTGTACTCGGCAATGGGTGTCATGGATAGCAGAGCGGAGCGTAGGTCATCATACACGCGCCAGATGACGCGCGGACGGGGTGCATCGGACCAATACAGTGTCCCGCGTAGATCTTTGAATGTGTCATGGGTGGAAAATAGGGCTGTCATAGAAATGTTCTCCTGTTTTCTCTTGCGTTTC